TTATTGCAAACTGATTTTGATACAGAAACATTAACTGATTGGGGAATTGATGTTGATTTTTCAGTAGAAGAATGTGGAAATTATAAGTCGCACAATTTGGAGTGTGCAAAGATATGGCTTGAGGGATATGCCACTATTCTTCAAACTGCTTTTTACGAATAAGCTTTATAAACTCTCTGACTTTTTTGACTTCCCTTTCGTAAAGACGGAAAGAATGCATTTTAGTTTTTAGTTCTTCTGGTAACTCCCAACAAAAGTCTTTGTGCAGTTAAAAACAAAGTCAAGAAGGTGAAATATGGAAGATAAAAAAAAGGTTGGTAGACCGGAAAAAATTACAAAAGAAGTTCTGACAAAATTAGAAGCTGCATTTAAAGTCGGAGCAAATGATACTGAAGCTTGTGAATATGCAGAAATAGAACCACGCACTTATTATCGTTATTTAAAAAAAAATCCTGATTTTTGTCAGAAAAAAGCAGGGTGGAAAACTAGACCATGTCTGAAGGCTAAGTTTACTGTTTATAAAAACCTTGATGACCCAAAATTGGCTCTTGATTATTTAAAACTTCGTGATGATGAATTTAGTACAAAAGTAAAATCAGAAGTGACAAACACCACACCACAGATAGTTGTAGCAACCCAAAGCGATGCAGATGTATTACAGAGGATAGCGGATGTTAAACCTAACTAAAACGTTTTACAAAAACGCTGATGCATACTGTGAGCAGAAATATCGTTACATAATAAATCAGGGTGGTTCTTCAAGTTCAAAAACATTCAGCATATTACAGCTTTTAACACAGATTGCATTAAGTCGTTTTATTACGATAGATATTGCAGGTCAGAGCGTTCCTCATTTAAAGCGTGGTGTTTTGAGGGATTTACCTAAAGTGTTTGACCAGTTTGGATTAAGCTTCGGTTTAATGCTGAACCGCTCGGATAATTTTATAACGTTTCATAATGGTTCTAAAATAAACCTTGTGGCACTAGATGACCCCGGGAAAGCGAGAGGTTCAAGACGTGACATTCTGTTTATAAACGAAGCAAACCTTATCCCGTATGCAACGGTCGAGCAGCTTGTAATAAGAACGCACGAATGCATATTTATCGACTACAACCCGACACAGTCATTCTGGGTGCATAACGAGATAATGCCAAAGAACCCTGACAGGGCTTTATTAATAAAATCTACATACAAAGACAACCAGTTCTTACCTCAAACAGAAATTGATGAACTGGAAAGCCGAAGGGGTGACGGTAACAATAACTTCTGGCGGGTATATGGACTTGGTGAGCTGGGTATTGCAGAGGGACTTGTTTTTGAAAATGTAACACCAAGAACAATAGCTGATGAAGAAATCAACAGATTTGATGAAGTTTATCAGGGCATCGACTGGGGATATATCCACCCGTTTGTATTTATAAAATGCTGTTACGATGACGAACTTAAAAAGCTGTATGTATTTGATGAAATATATTCGAGTCGGCTATCTTTACAAGAGTCAATGAACTTAGTAAGAGAAAAACAAGTCTATGGGGATATAATAGCCGACAGCGCAAATCCGCAATCAATCGGTGAGTTTTGGGATAACGGTTTTAACATATTCCCTGCAAACAAAGGAGCAGGTAGCAGAGATTTTGGTTATAGATGGTTACAGAGTTTAAATGAGATTGTAATAGACCCTGTTAGATGTCCGAACACTCTAAAAGAGTTTCAGACAATGGAGTATTTAAAGGATAAGGACGGCAATTATATCAACGATTATCCGAAAATTATGGATGATGCGGTGGATGCTATTAGATATGCCCTCGAACGGGCGATGCCGTATGGGATTAAATAAATGAATTTTAAAGAAAAAGTAAACAATTATATTAAATCAATAGCAAATCAAGTATTTGATGAAAGACAGCCAAAAGAAGAAGCATTGGGCAGTTATTCACTTCCTGAAATTCACAGGAATGAACTCCTTGCTCATTCTATTCAGAAAACACATGCTGATATCATTCCTGCGCTTCCGACGGGTGTAGCAATGGACGCTGCGTATGATACAACAAAATTGAACAATGCTTATAATATTACAAATCCTGTAAATGATATAATCTATACTCATTTTGCGGTACAAGGATTTATAGGTTTTCAGGCTTGCGCTGTTTTGTGCCAGAATTGGCTTATTAACAAAGCATGTTCACAACCTGCAAAAGATGCCATAAGACCGGACTATGATTTATCATATGTTTCAACTGATGAAGAAGAAATTGACCAAGATTTTATATCTAAAATTATTGATGAGTCAAATGACCGTAAAGGGTTTAATATAAAAAGCGTTTGTTCTGTTTTTGAACAGAAAAAAAGAGCATTCGGTCAAGTAATAGCATTCCCGATTATTGACGGTGTTGACTATTCTTTACCATTCTCTATGGATGCGATAGAAGCAGGAAGCAACTCATACAGAGGCATGACAGTTGTTGATCCTGTTTGGTACACCCCTATTTTAGATGATGAAGCTGTAAGTGATCCTACGTCATTAAGATATATGAAACCAACATATTTCCAAATGCCTGATGGAAAGAAAATACATCATTCTTGGTGTATATTTGGAGTAAACGGCGATGTATCAGATGTGTTATTGCCGACTTACAGATTTGGCGGTTATCCAATACCGCAATTAATATATGAACGTGTTTATTGTGCTGAAAAAACAGCCAATGAAGCGCACATGCTTGCACAAAGCAAGCGTTTATTGATTGCTGATATAAATGTTAAGTCGTATATGACAAATCCTCAAAATACGGTTAATGAGTTGAACGCATTAACTCAATTCCGTGATAACTGGGGAGTAATGACAAAACGTCCGGGCGATAGCGTACAGCAGATTGACACATCATTAACTGATTTAGATGAAGTTATAATGACACAATATCAACTTGTAGCTGCTGCAGCTTGTGTTCCTGCAACAAAGTTATTGGAAACACAACCGAAAGGATTTAACTCAACAGGTGATTATGAAGATGACCAATACAAACTAACACTTGTAGAAATCCAAAAAGCTGATTACATTCCTTTGCTTGATTTCCACTATGCTTTATTGAGTAAATCACGCTACGGAATTGAAAGAGATTATACGATTACGTTCAAAGAAATCGACACACCGACAGAAAAAGAACGTGCGGAAATAAACAGCATCAATGCACAAACTGCAAGTGCTTATGTTCAAGCGGGTGTAATAAGTCCTGACGAGGTAAGGGATAATCTAATTAAAGACCCTAATAGCGGATTTAATGATATAACAGGCGACTTGGAAGAGGATGACACTTTCAGTTTTGGTGAAGAAGAACCGGAAGGAAACGGCAACACTCTGCAAAACCCTTTTAGCGAGGATGAAGACGAGCCAAAAGATTGGTTCACATCTAACGGTGCTAAAATTCCTATAATGTCAGGTGAAAACCAAAACGAAGCATTTGAGGAACATACCAAAGGACAACTATCACAGGATGTTCAAAAATTGTTAGGTGAAGAGTTTACAGGAGTTAAAGGTCAAGATGCTATAAATAAAATCTATAAAGAACAAAAAGGACATGTTAAAAATGCTTTTTATCGCGATGTCATAGGTAACATTTCTGTTTTTTGGGGTGATTCAAAATGTGGACTTAAACATATAATTGAACACCGTAAAGATAGAAACATTGACCCTAAAGAGTTTTTAAAAGGTTTAGGCAAAGTTATTGAAAGAGGTTCGATAGATACCACTCGTAAAGATTCAAACAGGTGGATATTAAAGTACAAAGGTAAAAAAGCAATCATTTCAAAAGAATTAAGAAATGATAAGTTTATATGTGTTCTTACCGCATTTTTGTAATAAAAAAGTTCCAAAGTGTTGAAAGGAGTAGTCACTAATTCAACTTTGCTTGATAGACAGCCCATAATCCTCTATCAACTTTGAAACTACCTATATTATAACTCATTTTAAACCTTTTTCAAGAGGTTTGTTAAGATAAATGAAAAATAACATAATCAAAGGGAAGCCTTTAAACTTCAATGTCGGTATTCAAAGGTGGTATGTCAAAGAGCTGCTTAAACTCGTTGATGACCTCACCAAAGAAGTTTACAAGGAATTAAAGCCACTTTATAAAGAATACAAAGAACAAATTACGTTTACGCAAGATGCAAGTATTTCAAGCCAATCCCGAATAAAAATAAACTCTCTAAGAGATTTATTTGAAAAGAAGTTCAAGGATAGGGGTAAAACTTTTGCAGAGCGTATGGTTAGAAAAACAAACCGCTACGCAAATACTTCATTTTGGGCAATGATGAACGAAATGTTCAAATCCCAAGATGAAATCCGAGAAAAAGGCGGGTTTTTGCTCAAAGGTTCTTTAATAACTCCCGAAAAAGAGGAAGTTATAAAGGCACTTGTATATGAAAATGTCAACCTGATAACAAACCTGCAGGGGCATTATTTTGAACAGATAACAGGTGCTGTTATGCGTTCTATTCAGGCAGGGTTAGGGGTTACTCATATTGAAGATGAACTCAATAAGTATAAAGGAATGACAAAGCGCAGGGCGAGAAATATTGCTCTTGACCAGACCAGAAAAGCATATAACTCTATTAACCTTCGAAACATGCAAGATGCAGGAATACAGAAAGTTGAATGGGTACACTCAGGTGGTAGTCAAAAACCACGTGATTATCATAAAACACGATGGGATGGTGTTTCAGGGTTACAGGACGGAGAACCAAATGGACTAAACGGTTTTATATTCAGCCTTGACAGACCGCCTGTAATAGACAAAAAAACAGGTGAGCGAGGGTATCCGGGACAGCTCCCGTATTGCCATTGCAGAATGGCTGCAGTGGTTGAATTTGACCTCTCATAAGGAGCAATTATGCAAGCACAAGACAAAAAAGAAATAGACCATAACGATTACTGGTATATAAAAGACAACCCCCTCTCTAAAGTCGGGGTTTTTCCGTATTTAGGCAGGCAAATATCAGCTGACCTTGAACCCGATAAAATTTATCAGGTATTAAGACCGGAAGAGGAATTGAACAGTCAAGAAACGCTTGATAGTTTCAAACTTGTTCCGATAGTTGATGACCATACAATGCTTGGTACAAAGCCTGGAATGATGCCTGCGGAAGAAAAAGGGGTTCACGGTGTAATTGGTGATGATGTTTATTATAAAGACGGCATTATATATGGTGATTTAAAGATATTCTCTGAATCACTTAAAGAAGAAATAGAAAACGGCAAAAAGGAACTCTCTATGGGTTATTTTTGCGATTATGAACTGTCTGAGGGTAAGTATAACGGCGAACCGTATCAGGCAATACAAAGGAACTTAAGAATCAACCACGTTGCCTTGGTTGATGAAGGACGAATGGGGGCAGACGTCCGAGTGATGGATAGGCAAATTACTTTTGACTCAATAAAGGAGATTAAAGAAATGACAAAAACTCAAACTAAATCTCTTGGAAAGTCCGCACTTGATGAAGATATTGAAGAAATAGCAAAGGACGAGTGCAAAACCCAAGATGAAGACGTTGACAAACGTGCGCTAATTGATGAAATTGGCGGAATTCTTAAGGACAAAGTCGATGAAGAACTTCTTAGAACAATCTTAGAAAAAGCTGAAAAGCTTGCTTACAATGATTCAGAAGAAGGTGCAAACGACGAAGATCTTGAAGAAAAAGAAGAAGATGATATTCCTGCTGAAGACGAAGAAAAAGCAGAAGACGAAATCATCGAAGAAAATCCTGTAATAGAAACCGAAGCAACAGAACCTGAATCTGGTGCAGAAGTTAAGGTTGAAGTTTCAATGGATTCAATGATTAAAGAAATAGGACAGCGTGACGCTTTGGTTGAAGCTGTAAAACCTTTAATCGGTGACAATGCAAACTATAAAATGATGACCACAAAAGAAGTAGCAAAATATGCTTGTGACAAATTAGACCTTAAGGTTTCTAATGGTCAAGAAGTTTCTGTGTTACGTGGTTATATTGCAGGACACAAAAAATCAAATGTTACATACTCGCTAGACAATGCTGTTAAAGCTCCGCAAGTTGACACAGCATTTGATGCATATATCAAAGGAGAAAACTAATGGCTTTACAAAAAACAGTAAATCAATACCAAACATTAGGTATTCCTGGTGAATTTGCAGACGATTCACCTTCAAGAGTAGCACCTTATTCTTGTTTAGCAAATAGTTCAGCACAACCAACAGTAGGTTATGCTTTTACACAAGGTTCTGCAGATAATGAAGCAAAAGTAGGTGGAACAGGTGCGTTTTTAGGAATACTTGTTGAACCAAAACAATATGCTAATTATGCAAATCTTTCAGCATCTTTAGCAGTTAATCCAGGTACAAATGGAGAAATCTGCTCAATGGGGCATATATTTGTTAAATCAGCAACATCATTTGCGCCTGGTTATGTAGCAGCATTTGCAAATTCAACAGGTGCAATTTCTGCTTATGCTGATGCTTCATCTATTCCTGAAACATCAACACAAATTCCGGGTAAGTTCATAAAAGTATCAGGTGGTGCAAACACTGTTGGTATTCTTGAACTCGGTTCTTTTGAAGTAATCCCGGCTTCAACATAGTAGCAAGATAAGACAATTAAGGAGATTATAAAATGGCAAAAATTGAATCACAATTAAGAAGTCATATCCCTGCTTCTAAAGTTCGTTCTTTTGCATGGGATTCAAGAACCACAGAAGACACTTTAAATAAGCTTGGTATTGGCTTTGAAAAATCTGCATTGAAAGAAATGCAAAACTATTATGGAATGGACGCAGCAGTGGCAAACATTACAACTCCGTCTATTTCTACACCAATTCAATTCTTACAGTACTGGATTCCTGAAATCATTGAAGTAGTTACAGCAGCTCGTGAAGCTGATGCAATTATGGGTATAGATTTTGTAGGCAACTGGCACGATGAATCAATCGTTCAAACTGTATTAGAAAGAACAGGTCAAGCTGTTCCTTACGGTGACCATACAAATATACCGTTCTCTTCTTGGAACACTAATTATGAAGTTCGTGATATCGTAAGATTTGAAGAAGGTATTCAAGTTGGTGTATTAGAAGAAGCAAGAGCAGGTGCAATGAATATTAACTCTCAATCTGAAAAGAGAGCGGCTGCTGCTGAATCTCTTGATATTGAAAGAAATAACATTGCATTCTTTGGATATAACGAAGGAAATAATAAAACTTACGGTTTTTTAAATGACCCTAATCTTCCTTCTTATGTATCCGTTTCAACAGGTGCTTCTACTTATACTTACTGGTCAACTAAGACTTATGCAGAAATTACTGCAGATATCAGAACGGCTTTTGCAGCTTTGAGAACTCAATCAGGCAACTTATTCAAACCTGAAAGAGACAGAGCAAAATTTGTTCTTCCTGTAGCTGTAATGGAATTCTTGAACGTAGAAAACCAATTCGGAAAATCAGTTTATGAATTCATAAAACAAAATTATCCGAATGTTACTATTGAATCAGCAGTACAATTAGACGGCGCAAACAGTGGTGCTAATGTAATGTACTTATTTGCTGAATCTATTAACGGCAAATCTGTAATCAGACAGCTTGGTGTTGATAGATTTAGATTGATTGGTGCTGAAAAGAAAGCAAAAGTTTTCTTGGAAGACTACTCAAACGCAACAGCAGGTGTATTGGTAACACAACCAATTGGTGTTGTAAGATACACAGGTCTGTAATTTTTAATCAAGCGGCGGGGATTTATTCCCCGCTGTTTTCAAAGAAAGGGGAATTTATGAAAGTTTTAAGCAAAATGGACAGTGATGTTACATATACATTAGGAAAAGAAAAGTTTTTATTGCTCAAAAATCAAGAATGTGAACTTGATAGACGAGTTGCAGAACACCCGGTT